TGTCATTTAAAGATGCGTCTGGTAATTGGCAGTTCTATTGTTGGAACGCAACCACGGACCCTGGCAAAAAGGGTGTTCAACAATTTCACAACAAGAAGGGTGTTGCTAGATTGGTTCCAGGACAATACAGAGGAGTTTGGGCCATAGACAAGCATCAGGGTAAGTATGAGGCTTTGTGTCAGAGACTAGGTAACGTAACTGTATGGAGAGATTCTAATAAAGACTTAGTGTTTGATGAAAAAGTAAAAGACACTGGAATGTTCGGTATTAACATACACAAGGCAGGAATGGACAGTACGTGGGTGGAGAATTGGAGCGAAGGATGTCAAGTGTTCAAGAGAGTAAAAGATTTCAATGAATTTATGTCAATCTGTAAAAAGGCATCTAAAATTCATGGAAACAAGTTCTCTTATACTTTACTTGAGTTATGAAGTTCAAAAGTTACTGGCTAAAGGAAATATGGGGATTCTTTAGCATAAGGCTTATATTAGGACCAGTGCGTGTATTTTGCGTTGATATAGATGTATACAGAAATTTTTATTCAATTACTTTTCTTAACTTTACAATTCGAAACAGATGAGCAAGAAATCATTAGAAGTTAAAACATTCGAGAAGAAGTACGTCTCTAGACCAGGTGTTCATGCTAAGACAAAAACATCAGGTTTAAAGGCATCTAAAAACTATAAGAAAAAATATAAAGGACAAGGAAGATGAAAACAGGAAACTACCAAGCAGAATCACCAAGCGTAAATGACTTATTGTTTGGTACTCAAAACTCAACAGGAGATACTGTAAACTTTAAGATACAAGATGTACTTAACTTAACTCAGTCCCCATCTGTTGTTACTACAAACACCTTGACAACAGCTACAATATCAAATATTAATACATACTTTACTGGTACTGCTGGAGCTAGTTTTGCTATTACTCTTCCTACTGCTAGTGCAAACATTGATGGTTTAAAGTATGTAATTATGTCAACGACTAACAGACCTTCTACCACTTGGGTTACTCCTGGTGGGTCTATCGTTGGTGCTCCATCTTCTTTAGTATTGAATACTCCAGTTTGTTTTCAATACAACAATGATGACACTACTTGGTATATCTCCTTGTAATTTGTCACTAAAATTAATTATATTTGTGACATAATTTTAAATTAAATAAAATGGCAAAAGAAAAAAAGTTAACTCAAGAAGAGTTAGATAAGTTGAGATCTTTGAATCAAACTTACAGAGACCTAAAGTTCCAAATCGCTGACATTGAAGTTTCGTTTGAAAGAATGAAAAGTCAAAAAATGTCTTCTCTAGCTAACCTAGAGACTGCTGCATTTGATTTGTCTCAGTTTCAAGACGAACTAGTTTCCAAATACGGAGATGTAAAAATTAATCTTCAAACAGGTGAATATAATTAGAAAGATATCTGTAGGTCCAGACTACATGAAGTCTATGCACTATGTTGTTGGTCAGGATGTCCTTAGGGGGAATGGCACTATTGACACTATATTGATGGAATCTGACTCATCTATATCAATATACATATTGAATCAGGACAAGGAAATTGTAAAGTGGAAAAGTTTTTCTAGTTCAATGCCTATATCTATTGAGTACAATATAGATTTCTAATGAAGTCTCCACATCATTTTATAATAAAACCTTACAATGAAAGGCGTTACGATAATATACGTAAATATGGTGATGTTGATTTTATTATAAGTTCATCTCAGGAAGACCATACAGTGTCAAATAGAATGGCTACTGTAGTATCTGTTCCAATAAGTTATGACGGTCCAATTAAAAGCGGTTATGAAGTTATTGTTCATCATAACGTTTTTAAGTTTTATTATGATATGAAGGGAAATCAAAAGAGCAGTTGGCATCATTTGTTTGATGATTATTTCATAATAGAAAATGACCAACTCTTTTTATATAGAGAAAAGGGTGGTGAATGGAATGCACCGTATCCATATTGTTTTGTAAGACCAATACCAAACGAAGACAAGATAATATCAACTACAGGGTCTAGGGAGGAACTTTGGGGTGAACTAGTTTATTTTAACGAACAACTAAAAGATGTTTCAAAGGGCGATATTATTTCGTTTTCTCCAGATAGTGAATACGAGTTTAGGATCGAAGATGATTTATTATATAGAATGTATAATAAGAATATATGTCTAAAAAGATAGAGCTAATACAGGCAGCAAAAGTTGCAGTAGATGAACTTATAAAGGTTCTTAGGGAGCCAATAATTACACATGCTGAGGACGATGTATCTGCTGACAAATTAAAGAATGCTGCATCTGCAAAAAGGTTAGCATTTGAGGATGCACTCTATATGTTAGGTAAGATTGATGAGGAGGAAAATAGAGACACACAGCAGCCTGTAGCTCAAGTAGATTTTGGTAAATCTGGATTTGCTGAAGGTAGGGCAAAAATTAAAAATGGAAAATAATCTATATACAGTACTTGAGGATTACGTAAGTAAATCAACAGTTGTAAATAAAAATAAAAGAAAGAACTGGGAGTACGGATATAATAAAGATTATGATCTAGTAGTTATCTCCAAAGATGGAACCATAGGAGATATATATAATATAAACGGAGTAAAGATTGCCTTACCTCCAGTTCCAGATAAAGTAGAAAATAGAGGAGGAAAGTGGGTAGCTAACGAGTATCCTAAAGAGCTACAAAAAATAAAAACAATATTTGATTGGAACAGGAAAGATAATGCGTTCAAGATACAGTATGTAGATTATATAGAACAAGAATTTGAAAGGAGAGAAAACGGATTCTGGTTTATAAACAATAATGTACCTACATACATTACAGGAACGCACTACATGTATTTACAGTGGACCAAAATAGATATAGGTCTACCAGACTTCAGAGAGTCTAACAGAATATTTTATATATACTGGGAAGCGTGTAAGGCTGACAACAGATCTTTTGGTATGTGTTACCTAAAGAACAGACGTTCTGGATTCTCTTTTATGAGTTCTGCTGAGTCTTGTAATACTGGAACAATAGTTCGAGACTCTCGAATTGGAATATTATCAAAAACAGGTAGTGATGCAAAGAAAATGTTTACGGACAAGGTGGTTCCAATCGTTAGGAATTACCCGTTTTTTTTCAAACCTATTCAGGACGGTATGGATAATCCTAAGACTGAATTGGCTTTTAGGGTTCCTGCTAGTAAAATTACTAGGAAGAATATGGACGAAGAAAAGACGGAAGACATCGAAGGTCTGGACACAACTATAGACTGGAAAAATACTGCCGACAACAGTTACGATGGTGAGAAACTATTATTGCTAGTTCATGATGAAAGTGGTAAATGGGAAAAACCAGAGAATATACTAAATAACTGGAGAGTTACCAAGACGTGTTTAAGGCTTGGTGCTAAAATTATAGGCAAGTGTATGATGGGATCAACATCAAATGCTTTGCCAAAAGGCGGAGAGAACTTCAAGAAACTATACAACGATAGTAATCCATCTACAAGATCAGCTAATGAACAAACTAAAAGTGGTTTATACTCTTTGTTTATACCAATGGAGTGGAACGTAGAGGGCTACATAGACGAGTATGGTTGGCCAGTATTTGATAATCCAGAAAAGCCAATAAAAGGTATAGATGGAGAAACAATAAGCACAGGGGTTATAACATGGTGGAATAACGAGGTAAACGCATTAAAGTCTGATTCAGACGCTTTAAATGAATTCTATAGGCAGTTTCCAAGAACAGAGTCACATGCATTTAGAGATGAATCAAAGCAATCTATATTTAACTTAACAAAGATATACCAGCAGATTGATTATAATGATTCTTTGATAAAAGAAAAGTTCTTGACTAGAGGATATTTTCACTGGAAGAATGGAGAAAAAGATAGCGAGGTTATATGGACTCCAGACAAGAATGGAAGATTTTTAGTATCTTGGATACCCAAACCACACTTAAGAAATAACGTAATAGTAAAGAATGGAAAGAAGTACCCTGGAAACGAACACATGGGAGCATTTGGCTGTGACCCTTATGACATATCGGGTGTTGTTGGAGGAGGAGGTTCTAACGGTGCTCTCCATGGTATGACAACGTTTCATATGTCTGATGGTCCAACAAATGAATTCTTTTTAGAGTATATAGCAAGACCTCAGACGGCTGAGATATTTTTTGAGGATGTATTGATGGCTTGTCATTTTTATGGAATGCCTATATTAGCAGAAAATAATAAGGCTAGATTATTATATCATTTTAAGAATAGAGGTTACAGATCTTTCTCGATGAATAGACCAGACAAGAACTTGGGCAAACTATCTAAGACTGAAATAGAAATAGGTGGAATACCAAACTCTAGTGAAGACGTTAGACAGGCTCATGCTTCATGTATTGAATCATACATAGAAGAGTATGTTGGTTTTGATACGGAAGGGACATACAGAGATAATGATGCAATAGGGTCCATGTACTTTAATAAAACACTAGAAGATTGGGCCAGGTTTGACCCAACAAACAGGACAAAACACGATGCGTCAATTAGTTCTGGTTTAGCTATTATGGCAAACAGAAAGCATATGTTTGTTCCTGAGAGAAAAGAATCAAAAATTAGTATTAAATTTGTAAGATATAATAATCAGGGCAGTCACAGCAAAATTATAGAATAGAATGGAAAAACCATCTGTTGTAATATATCAGAATCCGTTTCCTAGCCAAATGGTAACGGACGAAGAAAAACAAACTTATGAGTACGGCTTAAAGGTTGGTAAGGCCATTGAAGGAGAATGGTTCAAGCGAAAAAATAATACGTGTAGGTTTTATGATCAGTGGGGAGAATACCACAGACTACGTTTATATGCTAGAGGTCAACAGCCAGTACAAAAATATAAGGATGAACTTGCTATAAACGGGGATATGTCTATGATGAACTTAGACTGGACTCCAGTGCCTATTATACCTAAGTTTGTTGACGTTGTTGTAAACGGAATGTCTGACAGACTTTTTGAAATTAGAACAGAGGCACAAGACGTTATGTCTGCCGAGAAGAAGAACATATTTCAAGAAATGATTGAGGCTGATATGATAGCCAAAGATTTCTTGACAATGACTCAGGAGCAGTTTGGAGTGAATGCATTTAATGTTGACCCAAAAGACTTACCAGAAAATGACGAGGAGCTTGAGCTATATATGCAGCTTAAGTACAAGCCAAGTATAGAGATTGCTAGTGAGGTGGCCATCAATACAGTGCTTGAGATGAATGACTATCCTGAGCTAAGAAAGTTAGTAGATTATGATCTTGTTACATTGGGTGTGTCTGTTGTCAAGCATTCATTCTTAGTAAATGATGGATTAAGGGTAGAGTATGTTGACCCAGCTAACTGGATACATAGCTATACAGAGAAGAATGATTTCTCTGATTGTTATTACTTTGGTGAAGTAAAGCAAATGCACTACACTGAATTGCTTAAAATTGATCCTAACTTAACTGACGAACAATTAAACGAAATAAGAAGCACAAGCTCTGCTTGGTATACATATTTTCCTATAATACGAAACTATCAGGATGATTACTTTCTTAATGAAGTTGTCACTCTTATTTACTTCAATTACAAAGCTTCAAAGAAGTTTGTATGGAAAAAGAAGATGTTAGAGAATGGTGGTGAGAGAATTATCAGAAAAGGCGAAAACTTTAATCCACCTACAGAAGATGGTATTCCATATGAAAAGGTTGAAGCAGTAAGAGATGTTTGGTACGAAGGTATCTTAGTAGCTGGTACCAATATTATTCTTAAGTGGGAGATGATGAAGAATATGGTTAGACCAAAGTCTGCTAGTCAAAAGGCTTATCCTAACTATATTGCTTTTGCACCTAGAATGTATAAAGGAATAATGGAGTCTCTTGTTAGAAGAATGATTCCTTTTGCAGATCAGATACAGCTTACACACTTAAAGCTACAACAAGTTACGGCAAGAGTTGTACCAGATGGTGTATTTATTGATGCTGATGGTATTAATGAGGTAGACCTTGGTACAGGTGCTGCATATAATCCAGAGGATGCACTTAAGTTATACTTCCAAACAGGTAGTGTAATTGGTAGAAGCTATACTCAAGATGGTGAGTTTAACAATGCTAGAATTCCTATTCAAGAACTTAGCACTAATAGTGGACAAGCTAAAATGTCTTCTCTTATAAATAACTATAACCACTATCTTAATATGATAAGAGATGTGACTGGAATCAATGAAGCTAGGGACGGTACAATGCCACATCCTGACGCTCTTGTTGGTATACAGAAGTTAGCAGCTCTTAACTCTAACACAGCTACTAGACACATACTAGAGGCCAATCTAAACATAACAAAAAGAATGGCTGAGTGTATATCAATACGTATTGCTGACATCATGGAATACTCAGATTTTTCTGAGCAATTTTCAATGCAGATAGGCAAGTATAATTTAGCAATACTTGATGAAATTAGAGACTTATATTTATTTGACTTTGGTATATTTATAGACCTTTCTCCAGATGAGGAAGAAAGACAAATGCTTGAGGCAAATATTCAGGTAGCTCTTCAGCAACAAACAATTGATTTAGAGGATGCCATTGATATTAGAAATATCAAGAACATCAAGATGGCAAATGAGTTGCTTAAAATGAAGAGGAAGAAGAGAATGGAATCTCAGCAACAACAGAAAGAGATGGAGTATCAGATGCAGATGCAAACTAATATTCAATCACAACAAGCTGCTGCTGAATCTAAGGCTCAGTTGCTACAGATGGAGGCTCAGAGTAAAATTCAACTTAAAGAGGCTGAAGCTAACTATGAAATAATGAAGATGCAAGCAGAGGCTGAACTTAAGAAAGAACTAATGAATATTGAGTTCCAATATAATATGCAATTAAAAGGCATGGATGCTGAACAATTGAAGGTTAGAGAGGATGAAAAAGAAAAAGCTAAAGATAAAAGAATTGACATTCAAGCATCAAGACAATCTGAATTAATTAATCAAAGAAAGAACAATCTTCCGCCTATTGACTTTGAAAGTACAGAAGATTCTCTAGATGGATTTGATTTAGAGTCTTTCGAACCTAGATAACATGGCATATATAGAACACAACTTTTTTCCTTTAAAAGTATTTGTAAGGAATGAGTATATGTATCAATTTAAGAGTGGGCATGGTGAATTCACTCAAGGAGTTATAATGTCTGTTAGATGCATGCCTGGTCAGGCTGCATTATTCCAAGTTCTTCTTGAGAACAGTGTAATGAGAGATAAGTTACCATCTCATGCACTTCTTACTAAACCTG